AGCCGCGGCGGCGAGGCGATGCAGCGTCTCGCTGCCCATCGGGCCTCACGGCCCAGGCGTCGTGGCGACGTCGGCCGGTCCCTGCAACGGCAGCGTGATCGTCTGCTGTCGCAGCGACCCGACGGCGGCGCCGAGATCGAGCGACAGCAACACGGCGGCATTGCCGTTGTCGACGCTGCCCGAAAACTGCGGGTTGTCCGGGCCGACCGCGCCGTCGTCCCACGTCGCCGACCAGTCGGCCAGGGCGTCGTCGTCGGTCACGATCTCGTACATCTGCGCCCACATATCAGCCGCGGCCATGCCCGAGTGGAACGTGACGGTGAGCGTCTGGTTGGTCTGGCCGGCCACGGTGGACGACTGCCCGGTCGACAGCACGCCGGGCACGGTGATCGACTCGCGGGCGGTGTTGAGCACCATCGACGAGACGAACGCGGAGACGTCGGCAAGTGCTTCACCGGCGACGGCCAGCTGCAGGTTGCCCTTCAACTGGCGGGGGGATGAGGCCATGATGGGTCTACTCCTGGGGTTGGGTTGGTTGCTGGTCGTCAAGGTCTTGGCCGGTGGCGGCGGCTTTCAGCACGCCGAGCGCCTGCTGGCGGTCCTGTTGGCGTACGTGCTCGACGTACTCGCGGCGGGTCACCCGCTCACCGTTGACGAAGTAGGGGACTGCGCTCACGCCATCACCTCGATCACCAGGTCCACGGCGAGCGCCGACGCGCCGACGTTGATCTTGCGGACGTTGCCGGCCGCCACGATGATGGCGTCGGTCCATGCGTCGTCGCCGGCAAGGTCGAGCTCCTCGACCCAGCCCGGTGTCGACATGACCTCATCGACCTTGACCTGAGCGGCAGCGAAGTCGGCCAGCGGCCACGCCAACGTGACCACGATGTCGACGTTGGCGCCGCCGGTGAGTGACGTGTGGTAGCGCACCTCGTCAGGCCACGACACCGCGGCGAGCGGCAGGTCACCCGACTCGGGCAGCACCGAGTACGTGTGGAAGTCAGCCGACTCGAACACGGCGGCGAGTGCTTCACGGATGGCGCGAACATCCATCACCCCGCGCCCAGCCGTGCCGGTTCGTAGCCGCACAAGAGGGCGTCGATGTCCGGGTCGAAGCGGGTGATGCGGATGGCGACGTCGGCGCCGAGCACGGCGACACCCTCGGGCGTCTTGCGGCGGCGCAGCAGCCGGGCGCATTGCATCACGATGGCGAGCCTGGCGTCGGCCGGGGTCGGCGTCGGCAGGTCGTGGGTATGGGCGAGCAGCGCGTCCACGGCGTCGATGACGGACTCGACCAGGGCGTCGGAGGCTTGTACCTCGGCCCACGCGAGCACCTCTTCGATTGCCACCCGCGACGCGCTCACTTCGTGGTGCCTCCGCTGCGTGCCTTGTTCTCTGCGGCCTTGCGGAGCTTCGTGATCACCGGGTCGTCGGCCCGGTAGCGCACGCCGTCCACGACGACCATCTCGACCTCGGTGCCGTCCGAGCCGACGACGGTCTGGCTGTCCTTGTCCTTCGCTACTGCCATGACTGAACCTCCCTGGGGGCTTGGTGGTGATGTGGGCGGACTCCCGGCCGGCCGGCCATGCGCTGACGACCGGCCGGGAACCCGAACGGTTACGGCGTCAGGTCGGCGATGACGAACGCGGCCGGCCGGATGACACCGAACGCCGCCCGCAACTCGGCCAGCACGGCGACCAGGTTGCGGATGAAGAAGTCGGCGTGGCTGTCCGACACGGCGATGGTCGCCGCCTCACGGTCCCACAGGGCGGCGTAGCGCCAGTCGGCGACGATGGCGGTGCCGGCCGGGATCGCCTCGGACACAGCCCTCGGGTAGCCCCAGATGGTCGACGGGCCGGCACCGAACGGGCCGTTGCCGAAGAACCGGGACTGCCCGTCGACGGCGAGGTCGAGCGCCTCGTCGTCGGTCGGGTGGAGCGCCACACCGGTCGTGCGTCCACGGCCGACCGTCATCACCTTGGTGATCGCCTTGCGGATCGTCACGATCGGGCTCGTCGCGTACGCCTGGGCGGTGGTGCCCGACACGGTGAGGATGCCTGAGAAGTTCTCGCCGGTGCCGGCGCCCGACACCATCTGGTCCTCGAGCTCTTCCTCGAGCCCGAACCGGAGGAACGAGTCGATGAGGGTGCGCAGCTGGCCGATGTCGGACAGCGACCGCTTGGTGGCGGCGAGCCAGTGTGCGATGGTCTTGACGTTCTCGGTCTTCTTCTCGAACGTGAACGACGACTGCGGCTTGAAGCCTTCGGCGGTGGTCGGCGTGGCGTCGGCGGCGTCGGTGAGCGTGGTCGGCACCGGGGCGGCGTTGTTTGTCGCGGCCAGCTGGCGGGCGTACTCCACGACGTCGCCGGTGGTGGTGCCGACGGTCACCAGGTCACGGATCGACAGCTCGCGACCCCAGTAGACGGGAGCCGGGGCCATGTGGTCGACCGGGACCATGCCGGGCAGTTCGACCGGGCCGAGCAGCGCCTTCAACGCGCCGACGTGCACCGGGTCCATCTGCACCCGCGCCTTCTCGGAGACGCCGTGCGGGTGGTTGCTGGCAAACCGCTTCCACTCGTCGGACTCGATGAACCGCTGGCCGGTGCTCTTGGCGACCGCGGCCGGTGTGACACCGGTGCGTGCACCGGAGAGAGCCTGCTGGTTGAGGGCGGCGCCGGCGGTCGGGTCGATGGGTTCGCTGTCGCCCATCGACTTCAACGCGTCGAGCAGCGCCGAGTCGCCGGCGGCGTCCTCACGCTTGCGCTTGATGTCGGCGGCGGCGTCGATGTGCGCCTTGATCTCGACGCGCTCTTCGGGGGTGAAGTCGCGGGACTCGTTCTCGGCGCGTGCAGCGATGTCTCGCGCCTTGGTGAGGTGCTCGGTCTGCTGTTCGAGCGGGGTGCTGGCGGTGGGCATCGAAGCCTCCACGGTGTTGCGGGGTGGTCAGGGGGACGAACGGAACGGTTCGGGTCTTGACCAGCCGCATCGCCATGACGTCAGCCGCAGGTCGGTGAGCGCCGCCCTCGGTCAGCCACGACAGCCGCGGTGGGCGCTCAACTCAGACGCCTGGCATCGTAGTCACAGCCGCCACCGCGATGCGAGCATCCTGTGCTCTAGCTGGCGACGGTTTCCAACTCGGCGACGGCGAGCATCGCCATCAACGGGGTCAGCATGTGACGTACCGCCGCCGAATGCTCGACCACCGTCTTGAGCTTGTCGGCCTGCGCTTGCAGCGCGGCGAGCACGACGACCGTCTCGGCCGACAGCCCCTTGCCCTTGTCGCCGCGCATGGCGGCCACCTCGATGGCCCGCTCGGTCAGCTTGGTCAGGTCGGCCAGCACGACGGCGGCCTGGTCGACGAACCGGGCGCCTTTCGGCACGTACTCGGTCACCAGGTCGACGTCGGCCTCGTCGTCGCCGAGGGTGACGTTGGCGCCGTCCGGTGCGTAGGACACTTGGACCAGGCGTGCCGTGCCGGTGGGTGCGGTGACGCTGTAGGTGGCGGTGCCACGGTGCCCGTCCCAGTCGGCCACCGCCACCTCGTCGCCTTCCCAGCGCGCCCGGCCGGCGCCAAGCAGCGCGGCCTCCACTTGGCGGGCCGACCGCTTGGTGGTGGCATTCTTTGCGGCGAGGGTGCGGGTGGCGATGCCGGCGCCTTCGAGCACCGGTGACACCTCCTTGACGGACACCTTGGTGATGACGTTGGCGTCGCGGCCGTCGACCTTCTCGGTGTGCGACTCGATATCGCGCAGCGAGAACGACCACTCCTGCAGCGAGTCGCCGTCGGACAGCGCCTTGACGGTGCGGAACGCGTCGAGGCCGTGCGTCGTGTCCAAGAAGAACTGGCCGTGGAGGCGAGCCTCGGTGTCGGACATGACGATGCGACCCTTACCGATGGGCAGCTCCCCGATGTGGGACCGGTGCCCGTAGGCGGAGATGACGACCGGTGCGCCGTCGGTGAACGCGCCCTTGGTGAGCACGTCGCCGTCGTGGTCGACCACGCCGAGCGTGGCGAACACCGCCTCGACCTGGCCGCTGTCGTCGGCCTTCACCTCGACCGACTGCATCGACTTGCGTCGTGGCTCATCCATGTCTGTCACCTCCTGGGTGCGCCGACCAGTGTGGCATCGGGAAACCCGTTCACAGCGGGACCGGTCCGGGCCGCCATCAACGGCGGCACCGAGTCCGTCGGCGACGCCTGCCCGCCGACGAGCACGTTCAACGGCACCACCAGGTCGTCGGCGCCCGGCAGGTGCGGCAGGTTCATCCGCTGGCGCGCCTCGTTGCGAGTCATGATCGGCGCCCCGGTCGCGGTCTGCATGATCGTCGCCTGCTCCTCGAACGACATGCGCAGCTTCTCGGCGACGTTCGGTTCGACGAACAGGTCCGGGTCGGCGTAGTCGGGGACGAGCCGGGCGTTGTACGCCTGGCGGGCCTGCTGGAACATCGGGCCGAGCGTGTCGGTGTACAGCATCTCCCGGTACGCCTTCACGTTCGAGTAGTTGGCGTTGTCGATGACACCGACCAGCACGGGCGCCACATGGAACGCGGCGGCGACCTCGGACATCGACAGCTTGCGAGCCTCGATCTGCTGCGCCTGCTCCGGCGTCACCGCCTCCACCGTCTTGTACGTCATGCCGTCCTCGAGGATCGGGGTGCCACCGGCCCGGGTCCCGCCGGCGCCGTAGGACGACCGCCACGCCGCGGCGAACTTGGTGCGCTGCGGCGACGCCCACTCCGGTGCGTTCACCGGCCGCTCGATGACACCCGACAGGCGGGCGCCGTTGCGCCACATGTCGACTCTGGCCCGCGCCGACGCCTCCTCCGCAACGAGCACATCGGCGAGATACAGCATCGGCCCATACCGGGAATCGTCCGGCAGCGGGTAGCCGTCGAGCCAGACGAGCCGGTCCAGCGGCACATCGAGATACGTGGCGCCGTCCGGCGCCCACCAGCGCAGCCACTGCGGCTGGTCGGCGACGTCACGAACGAAGCACCAGCGCCGCGGCGGCAGCCGATGCAGCCGGATGGTGCCCGCCTCGTCACGCATCTTCAACGCCGCCCACCGCTCGTACAGACACAGGTCGACCGTCAACGCGTTCGCGAAGTCGTACTCCGTCACCCCGGCATCCGGCTGACGCAACGTCGTGGCGAGCGGCTCGTTCGGGTCGATGCGCTTGCGGTCGCCCTCGACGTCGAGCCGGCGGTAGCCGTGCATCTGCACCTGTGCGAAGTTGCGGGCCAGGAACCCGACCACGGTCCGCACGTTCCGCTGGGTGCGCCACACCGTCAACGGGTCCAGGACGTTGCGCTCCGCCACCTTGAAGTCGTCCACGTTGCCGGTGAACACATGCCAGTCGCCCGCCCACGGCCACGGCTCCCACACCAGTTCGCCACCGGACAGGATCTGCACAGTCACGGCAGCACTTGAATCCAGTTCACGTGGCGCCGCTCGATAACGAGCTCACCGTCGGCGGGCACGCCTTGACCGCGCAGGTCCACGACGGCATTGCGGATGACGAGTAGCGGTCCACGACGCGCCCACAGTACGCCCCGAATGCTCGTCTCCCCGGTGATCACAATCACCTCGCGCTTGGTAACGGCGCGCCACGTCTGCCACTGGTAGACGACCGCGGCTGCTGCTGCGGCAACCACCGCAGCCGCCGCGACGAGTATTGCAATCCAGACATCCGACATTCGACCTCCCTAGACGACCGTCAACTCGTGATCGTCGTCATACGCCGAACGCCGCGGCGGACTAGCAACCACACCCCACACCGCCAACGCCGCCGCCTGCAACGCCGTGATATCCCGGTCACCGTCCGCCGAGAACGTCCACCGCTGCCCCACCTTGCGACGCCCCACACCGACCACCGCATCATCGAGCCGGGCGTCACGGGCGTGCGCCAACCGGCCCGCCGCGACCAGATCCACGAACCCCGCCGCCGCATCCACCACGTCACGCACCTTGGCCTGACGCAACGCCACCCGCGCCCGCTCCAACATCGGGATCAACGAAGCCATCGGCCCATACGCGTCGACTACCACCGTCGCTCGATGACGCCGCGTCACATCGGCCAGGAACCCCACCACCCAGTCGATGCCGGGCTCGGCTGCCACCACCTCGATAGCCACCACCTCGTCGCCGACCGCGCCGGCGGCGACGACGCTGACCGCACCATGATCGACCGTCGCCTCCACACCCAGCGACACCGCCACATCCGACGGCAATCGCAGTGACGGCGCCGCCGCCCACAGCACCGGATCGATCACCGCGGCCACCGGCCGCGCCGTATGCACACACAGGTACTCGCGACGGAAGTCCTCGACCCGCATCGATTCCGCTTCCGACCGCACGAACTCGACGTCGATCCCATCGACCCTCCCCAGGGTCGGGATCGTCGACCGCCACACCGCCTCGTCGTACGGGTCGCAATCGTCCGGCGCCGACCACTCGAACCACACCCGCGACCGGTCACCACCCAACACGGCACGACGGCCGAGCTCGCGCTGCTCGTTCAGTAACTCCGACCGCTCGTCGCCGGCGTTGGAAACCAGCACCAGCTGCGTACCGATGCAGCCCACCGCGCCGTCGCGTTGCGCCATCGTCGGACGGATCGCCGCCAACAACGACGTGTCATGCGCCAGCGCCTCGTCGATGATCGCCAGGTCCAGCGACAGGCCACGCGCCCCGGTACGTGACGGGGTGATCACCCGGTACTCCGACCCGTTCTCGAAGTACAGGCACTCCTCGCCGTTCTTGCGCTTCACGCCCTGGTTGCCCGGGCGCACGAAGTCACGCAGCGGCGATGACATGATCATGTCGACGTGCTCGTACCAGCGGCCCAACGCGCCGATCCGGTCCTGCGCCGTGAACCCGACCTTCTGCGACCGCACCGCGTCGATGCCGACCGCTCGAGCGGCGCCCGGCAGGTCCGGCAGCATGCACTGCAATGCCACCCGCGCCGCCGCCCACGACGTCTTGCCCGTCTGACGCGACGCCATCACCCCAACCGACGACGCCGCCAGCCGCAACCGCGACCCCTGACCGCGTCGCCCCTTGCGCGCCACCAACTCCAACGACACATCGCCCACCAGACGCTGCCACGGGAACAGGCCGACACCCATCTGCCGCGCCAGGTCCGCCAGGACCGGACCCAACGTCGGGCGGTCCGACCGCGCCGAACCGAACCGCGGCGGCACCGTACGCGGCCCGCTCACCACACCCTCGACGGCGCGGGCGCGGCGACACGCTCGACGGCGCGGCGACGGCGACGGGCGTTGACCAGACGCCAACCGCCACGGCGCTGATTGCAACGCAGACACGCCGGCACCAGACGGCCGCGCCACTGGCCCGGCGGCAGCTCGCACAGCGGCGGCACATGGTCGGCCGTCGTCGCCGGCGCTCCGCAGTACACGCACGGCGGGTGCGACGCCAGCAGCACAGCCCGCGCCCGCTCGTAGTCCTTGCCGCAACCGGGCCGACGCATGGCTACACGCTACGGCGCATGACCATCCACGGCCATGCATGACCATCCGGTCCGGTGCAGCGCATAACCCGTCGACCACATCGGACACACACACGGCCGGGGCAGTGTCCCGGGAGGTCGGCAGGC